GAATTAGAGTGGGTAGAAAAAGAAAATTTACCTACCATGTACGAACAGACTTTAAGTGATAAAGACAAGAAACTTATTGGTTATCTTGCTAAACATGATCACTGGAGTCCTTTTGCTCATGCATCTTTACAGTTTAGAATTAAAGCACCAATTTTTGTTGCAAGACAATTAGTGAAACACCAAGTAGGTTTGGTGTGGAATGAAGTAAGTCGCCGATACGTTGATGATGAACCAGAATTTTACATTCCTACAGAATGGAGACTTAAAGCTGAAGATAAGAAACAAGGTTCAACTGATGAAACCATTGAGTATAATATTCAAGGTGCCATAGAGTTTGTAACACAGACGTATAATAATCTTTTGAGTGCAAATGTTGCACCAGAGATGGCAAGGATGGTATTGCCACAAAATTTATATACTGAGTGGTATTGGAGCGGTACACTGATGGCATTTGCTCGTATATGTAATCTAAGATGTAAACCAGATACTCAACTAGAAACACAACAAATTGCACAACAAATTAATATGTTGGCTAAAGAAAAGTTTCCTGTTACTTGGAGTGCTTTGAGGCCTGAATGACTACACACTTAATTTATGGAAATGGTGAATCAAGACCAAGAGAAGCACTAAGTGGTAATTTTATCACATGGGGGTGTAATGCAATTTATCGCGATTTTACCCTTGACAATTTGGTTGTAATAGACTATCCTATACAACAAGAGGTTTATGAATCAGACTATCCAATGAATAACAAATGTTGGTTTGCTGATTGGGAAGTTCTACCAGCAGAATTTGCACCAGATGCAATAATAGCAGGTTGGGATGATCCAGTATATGAATCACGGAAAAAAGGTAGAAGCTCTTGTGTAGTACAAGGTAAAACTAAAGAAACTGTTGAAGCAAATTTACAAGAAGTACTTCAACATAATCCAGACTTGGATGTAGAAGACTTTAGAATAAAGGCTGAAAAAGATGTTGGATTATATATTACTTGGGTTGAAGAGTACAATGACAAAGTAATTAATATTGATTATCCTAAAGGATGGTCAGCTGGGAATACCGCACTATATCTTGCTTGTAAGTATGGTGCAACAGAAATATATATGTTAGGGTTTGATGGTAACGATTATCACAAGTCTATAAATAACGTGTATAAGGGTAGTAATCATTATCTACCCGAAAGTAGTCGTGGGTTTAACACGATTAACTGGGATAACCAATTTAGAATGGTACAGAGGGATTTTCCTAATGTACAGTTCTATAAGGTTGGAACAGATTTAACATACGAAGAACTAAAACAAAAACATACGTTAACATAAGGAGACTTAAATGTCATTAGATACGTTAAAAAGAACCAACTCACTAGATAAACTTCTTGGTGCCGTTCAACAAGAGAATGCACCACAAGAGAAGAAATCTTATAAAGATGAACGCCTGTGGAAACCAGAACTAGATAAGTCTGGTAACGGTTACGCAGTACTTCGTTTTCTTCCTGCAGTTGAAGGTGAAGATATGCCATGGGCAAAGGTCTGGAATCATGCATTCCAAGGGCCAACTGGTCAATGGTTTATTGAAAACTCTCTTACTACTATCGGTAAAGCCGATCCTGTATCAGAGCTAAACTCTCAGTACTGGAATACTGGTCTTGAATCAGACAAAGAAATCGCCCGTAAACAAAAGAGAAAACTACAATATTTTTCAAATATCTATGTAGTAAGTGACTCGAAAAACCCACAGAATGAGGGTAAAGTTTTCTTGTTTCGTTACGGTAAGAAAATCTTTGATAAACTGATGGCAGCAATGCAGCCAGAGTTTGAAGATGAAAGTCCTGTCAATCCATTTGATTTTTGGCAGGGTGCTAACTTCAAATTGAAGATTCGTAAGGTTGATGGTTATTGGAACTATGACAAGTCGGAGTTTGAAGCTCCATCTGCGATGTTTGATAATGATGGACAGATTGAAGAAGTTTGGAAGAAGGCATATGCTCTCAGTGAGTTTAGTGCTCCAACTAACTTCAAGTCCTATGAGGAACTAAAAACTCGACTTGATACAGTTCTATCAGGAACAACTACTATAGGTAATGTAATGGAGTCTATTACAAAAGACCCCGAACCAACAGCCCCTGCTTGGGTTGATACTAAACCTGCTGAAGCAGTTGCTCCTGTGGCTGAGGAAGAAGATGACACAATGTCATACTTTCAGAAGTTGGCAAACGAATAGGTGAGGTAGTTAACCATCCTAGTTGCTGAATCAGATTCGGACTAAAAATACTACTATACAAGTAGAGAAGAGACAGGGGAAACTCTGTCTCTTTTTTTTACATAGCACCTATTGCAGACGAAATTATTGGGTCTTGCATTGTTAATGCTTTACTGAAGTAGCTCTTTTCACTCTTATTATTATTACTAGTAACAATATTGGTAACTGGTGCATTTACCAAAGTACCACCACGCATGCCGTCATCAGGGCCACGGTAAATATTACCAGTACCAGCATTTGATGATGAACCCGTCGCAACGGGTAAATCTCCAATATTGGGGGCGTTCGTTTCTATTTCAGCTCCACCTGGCATACTGGCCTTTACCGCTGCTACAATTTGTTTCATTCTTTGATATCTTAACGCTTTATTAGTTTCTTTCTCAGGAAATACACCATAATTATCTTTATATACATCTCTAGCCATTATAGCCGCATCAACAGGAAGTCCTGCTAAAGATGGTAAAAATATTCCACCAGCTTCCATCGAAGCACCCAAAAAGTCTCCCTTCAAAAGTCTCATACCAGTAAAGATTGTACCAGCAACAATACCAGCAATAGGGAGGGCTTTAACAGCTAACATTGCTGTTCGTTTTGCTATTGATTTTTTTAGTGCTGCTTCTGTTAATTTAGTAACCAATTTAGGGTTAGTAGCAAACTCTCCAGTTCCACTGAATGCTGCTCTTTGGGCAGCGGATAGCTTAGGCTTTGATTTTATCTTGGATTCTGGTATTATATTTGTAGGAATTTTAGGAGTGCTTTTCATCGCTTTCAATATTGATGGATCAACTTTAAGCTTTTTAAACGCAAACTCTCCAGTACCACGAAGAGCACTTAATGCGGTTTTTGATAATTTTACAGCAGGTTTGGCTACTTTTGCACCAATTTCTGCAACATTAGCTAAAGACTTGGCAACAACAGAAGCTACTTTTGCTGTAGCTTTTGCTGCTACACTAGCAATCTTAGCACTAAAATCTGATAGAACTCCAAACAAAGAACTAAATCCAGATGTAATTGTTTTAAATGCTGTTGAATTAGTTAGAGATGTACCCATACCTTTAACTGTTGTAGCAACTGATGATCCAAATGAACTCACCTTACCAAAGAGTTTTGTAAATCCAGTTCCAATTCCATTAGCTACAGAAAATACACCATCTGACAAAGATGTAGCTAATTTAGTTGCCATACCTGACACTGTAGTACCAATTTTAGCACCAAAAGCACCTACTTTAGTAAAAAGTGTACCAAAACTAGTTCCTATTTTTGAGAAAATACCATCTGGCCCACTGTTAGAAGTCAACAGAGCTGACATACCAACACCAGCACCAATGATTAAACCAGCAAGACCCCTCCTTTTACCAAAGAATCTAAATAGTCTACCAAATCTACCAGCAATACCACCTAAACCTCTTCTAAAAACTCCAGTTTTCTTAGAAGTATCAAGTTTACTGCTCATGGCTGTACCAGTAGCAGTTAATGAAGTACCCATTCCTGTCATAGATAGGAATAGTTTACCAAATCCAAGAGCAAGTTTACCACCTACTCCAAGCAATTTGCCAAATAATTTAAAACCACCTTTGCCCAGTAGCCATGCAGTACCAAAGAATATTCTTGGCGACAATAAAAATAGTAATCCAGATACTGCACCAAGTGCAATTGCAATTTTACCAAATGCAGTTGGTATTCCAGTTAGAAAAGATTTTATAGTTAGATCACCATTCTCATCAAGGAATGATGAAAGTAAGTCATCTTTGAAAGCAATAAATGCTAACTTAATCTTTGTAAATATGCCGTTAAATCCTGCAGCTGCACTAAATGTATACTTTCCATCTTTGAGCACAAAAAAATCATCAATGATTCCCATTAATGTTTTACCTAAACTGTTTAAACCATCAACAATAGAAGGAAGATACTTATCCTTTATATCTTTGAAGGTTTCACTTTGTAGAAACTTTGTTAATCCAAGCAATAACGCTACAAATGCGCCAGTCTTTATGGCTTTAAATATACCTTCTAAACCACCTTTAACTTTTGATTTTAGACCGTCACCAATATTGCCAAGTTTGCCAGCAATAAGGGAGCCCTTTCCTAAAAATGATTTAAATGTATCTCTTAAATAACTATTGCTATCGTTACTAGACTCTTCTTGAGATGCTGTTTGTGTATTGTTTTTACGAGTTAATATATTTATTCGTTTAGTTTCAGCACCCCTAGTGGAAGCTTCACTGCGCTTTTCAAATTTATTACGTTCTGCAGCTTCCACAACTGCACGTTCTTCGGCTGACATCATTGATTTTTCAACAACAGCAGTAGTTCTTCTCTGTTCTTCAATTAACATTTTAAATGTTTTATCGTCAGCCATATTACTTTACCTTTACTTGGTTTTCTTGACCTGTATTGAGTCATTTCTCTTTGCAGCAATGGCTTCCTTACCATAGAATGCGGCAACAATAGCAGCAACTGATACAAAATATACAGCAGCCATATCACCAAGAATACTTGCAGCTTTATCTAATCCAATAAACACAGCTATTACAACTGCAAATGGATATAGTAACATACCACTAAGAGCAAACCACGCCATGTTACGCTGTGCATCTTGCTTCTTATCTTCATTCTCCATATCAGACTTTAAGTCTTCAAGTTCAATCATACGTTTTTCCATGTCCAATTCCTCATCTGTGACGACTCCATCGCCATCCATATCATATTTTTCCCAAACAGAACCTTTTTCTAGTTTCTTTTGTGCAGCCATGATAATCTCCCTAGCCTTTATTTTTTTGGTTTTCTTTTTCTATTCTATCATTTTCATCACGAATGTATTGTTCTAACAATCCTAGATATATTTGCCTTTCAAATGGTATCATATTTTCTAACTCTGTTAAACTATATTTATGGTGTTGCATCAAAGCAAAGTTAGTTTTATAATAATTATATAAATTATCATGTGAAAGG